ATAAGAAATACTCTTACGTTTAATATCATATATCAAAAGCGGATCGAATGATCCGCTTTTTTGGTTTAGATAAATAAACTAAATGACTTCTAGAGCATTCGCATATAACCCTTCGGAAACGTCAGTCACAGGTACTATCCTACATGGTAACCTATTGATTGAGGACCTGACTAACGACTATTCGTCTAAACCTGGTGGATATACTTGGTGGCAGGGACCTGACGAAGATTTAGGTTATGTGATAGCTACAACCTTTCCTGCAGGAACTAGGTCTACTCCCGTTGGAAACGTCGGGACAGTTCGTTTTTGGAGAACTCAAGCCTTTGACGACACTCAATTCATCAATCTAGCAAACACCGTAACTGGGCAAAGCTTTGTGGATACTGCGTCAGCCGCTACTTGGCTCCATGCAAACTCTTATTGGACTTCGTATGTTGCTACCTACTCATTAGTTTCCCTGTATGAAGCTAGGAATTTATCATCATATCCTTCTCCCTATACTGGAAGCACATGGTTTGACGTATCTGCGGCCAACAACGATGCAACCTTAGTCAATACCTCATTTGATATAGAGACATTTAGCATGTACTTCAACACTGCTTACGCTTCTATTGGGCAGCCTATTTCAGGAAATGCGTATTCGATAGTTGCTTGGATAACTGCTTTCTCTACCGTAGGTGCAAGAAACATAGTTTCTTCTCAAAATAGTGTTTTTTGGATAAATTCGGGCACCTTATATGGAGGTGTAGGCGGTTCATACACATTGGTCAGTGAGCCAATATTGGAATCCCAAAGGTATTTTGTTGCCTTGACATTCAATGGTGATTCAAACACAATGACTCTATATATGGATGGGGTTCAAGTGGATCAAAACACAAACGTTACTCAAAATTACACAGCAGAAAACACATTCATAGGTTCTCACTATGTTGGAACAAACGTCTCTTTCTTTGAGGGTCTAATAGATTATGTTGCGATTTATGATGGCGAGCTTTCAGCTGGAACAGTTTCCTCAATTTATACAAATACTTATCCTACCTATGTCAACTAGGGGATTTGCATACAACCCTACACAGTCTAGTGTTTCGGGAGCTTCGAATGTTGGTACTCTTTGTGTACAAGAACAAGCATTAGACTTAGCTTCTTCTCCAGGTGGTCTTACTTGGTGGATGGGACCGGAAGAAAGCGGTGCATACATCATAGCGAAAGACGTTCCGACAGAAGACTTTCCGACTCCTTTAGGCAACATTGGAGGAGTCCAGTTTTGGAGCTGTTACGATACTTCACAGGCATTCATCGACATCGTAACTATACTGAGCGGCACCTCTCAATCAACGACAGGCGATGCGTATAACTGGCTAGTGGCAAACGATTACTGGACGAATTTCAACGTAAACTTAGATGGATTTAACTATACTAACTTTTCTTCTACTTCGGGCCTTGTACAAGTATCAACAGACGGTGTGCTTAACGATTGGCTTTATGTAACGAATATCCTTAGTAGTAACGTCGGCAATGTATACAGATCTAGTGCTATTAAGTATGATCGAGATTTTAGCGTTGAATGGTTATTTAATTGTAGCGATGGAACAGGAGCAGACGGATACTGTTTACAGTGGACTACCACTAATAACACAAATGGAAGCATCGGTGGAGGAGTGGGTTACATAGCATCAGCGAATACTGCAAATGCTATTCTTTTCAAGACTCACACAAATAACAGCGTTACTTGGTTAAAAGCAAACGCCAGTCAAAGTGTGACTAGCGTTTCTTCAGGTTTCTTTAGGCAAAACGTCTATGGCTGGCTAGATTACGATCACAGCGCATCGACTGGATATCTTTATTATTCAACGTCTTCGACCAAGCCAGTTAGTCCAACTATAACTTTAAATAACTTTTCTTTCGATTCTAGTAACTATTATATGGGTTTTGGAGCAGCGACTGGCGGAGCTACTGATTATCACATTCTAAAATCTTGGAAATTAACCTTTACTTAAAATGAGTCATAAATTTTTTAATAGAGTATCAATTCCTCTCTTTGAATCCTACTGTATGAAGAAGGACGTTGACGGAGTCGAGATAGACGCAAGGGTTGCAAACGTTCCCTTACGCTTAAAAGTTGCCAGCACTCCCGAAAGCCAGGCACAGGGCTACATGAATGCTGAGTCGGAACCAATAGACGGAGAAGGAATTCTCTTTGTTTACGACGCAGACCAGCCATTAGGCTTTTGGATGAAGAACGTAAAGTTTCCCTTAGATGTGATCTTTTTCGATTCGTTCATGAACTACTTAGGACACGAAACGATGGAACCAGGGGAAGGCCTAAGCGACGAGGAGCAAAAGATATACTCCAGCAAAAAACCTGCAAGGTTTGCGGTAGAAGTACCAGCTGGCTGGTGCAATAAAAACATCACAGGTTCTTGTAAACTTTCCTTTTGATTTAGTATTCTAACTAAAAGGAAACCTTATGCATCACACTGAAGATTTTAAAGAGCTTCGAGAGTTCGTCAACGAGATGAACTCGTCAAACTCGACCAATCACAAGGTCGACGTTCTCACCAAATACAAGTATCGCGACTTTGTTAAGAAGGTCCTGTTCTATACGTATCAGCCGTATTGGAACTTTGGAGTCACTTCAGCAAACTTGAAAAAACGACAAGATCTAATCGCTTCGACTGGGTATGACGATCTCTTCCTGATGCTTGACGATTTCAACGAGCGTCACGTCACAGGTCATGCCGCGATACAGGCAGCGAATCGTTTCATCAAGGATTACGAAGAATATTCCGACTTGATCTATCAGATAATAGACAGAAACCTAGAGACTAGGGCGACTTCGACCCTAATCAATAAGGTGAATCCTAACTTTATCCCAACCTTTGAGGTAGCTCTGGCTCACGATGCGGCCAAAGTAAAGGGCGTAGACATCTTCGACGGGACCTGGTTTGTTTCTAGGAAACTTGACGGTGTTCGATGTATCTGTTTCGTTTATGAAGACGACGTTCGATTCTTTTCAAGAAACGGTAAGGAGTTCCATACCCTAAGCAAGGTAGCAGAGGAAATAAAGCGTCTAGGGTTCACGGATGTCGTGTTAGACGGTGAACTATGCCTTATGAACGAAGATGGCTCAGACGACTTCCAGGGAATCCTGAAACAGATCCAACGTAAGGACCACACCATCGAGAATCCAAGATATCAAATCTTCGATATTCTTCAGCCTGGAGAGTTTGCAGGAGACGATGAGTCTCCCCTATTTTCCACAAGAATAGAGTCTAGAGAACAGTGGTTGGGAGACTTGGGTTCTTCTAACATACTTGAAATGTTACCTCAGGTTAGGATCACGGACGAGGACTCATTAGAAGAATTAAAGAACCAGTCTAAGGATTCTAATTGGGAAGGCCTTATCGCTAGACGAGACGCCAATTATAAGTCAGGTCGTTCAAAAGACATGCTAAAGATCAAGGAGTTCTTTGACGACGAATATATCGTTACTGGCCTGATCATGGGACCTCAGCGAGTCATCGTAAACGGCAAAGAAGTGGAAGAAGAGATGCTGAGCGCAATCACCATCCAACACAAGGGATCTCAGGTTCAAGTAGGTAGTGGATTTACTATCGATCAACGTCGTCACTATTACAGAAACATCGGCGAGATGATGGGTGCAACAATCACAGTGCAGTACTTTGAAGAGACTACTGATCAGCATGGAAATCACTCGCTTCGTTTTCCGGTGTTCAAGGCGAACCATGGAGTGGCTAGGGAAGTATAATGCCTTAATCTAAGGATAAATAACAAAGATACTAAACTTGTTTTGAAAAGTTAGTACTAGATAAAAAAACCCTATATTATGGCAGACAATGTTGCTCAACAGTTTGTAGGACTTCCAATCGAAGACCTAATCGTTAGCCCGATCATCGGAATGGCTAAAGGACAAGCTAAATTAAACGAAGTCACTTGGAAGTACATCAGTGAAGTTGCTTTCGTGACAGAAAAAGACAAAGACGGTAAAGACGTAACGACCGCTCGTTCATTAGACGTTCAAATGAATCGTGTAATGACTAACGGAGACACTGGAGAGCAATCTCTTGAGACTCTTTATTCAAAGGTTCCTATGCTACCATTGGTTCCGCTTCCTTCTTTGGCTATCACGTCGGCTGATATCGAATTCACAATGGAAGTAAAATCTTCAGAAGTAGACAAATCAAGCACAGACACTTCTGGATCTTTCAGTGCATCCGTTAGCGGAGGTTTCTGGGGAATGAAGTACTCTGCTTCTATGTCTGGAAGCGTTGCTACTCACAAAGAAAACACACGTAGCACCGATAACTCGGCTAAGTACAACGTTAAAGTACACGCAGACCAGTTGCCTGCGACCGAAGGAATGTTAAAGCTTTCTGACTATCTGACACAGATGTTAGAGCCTTCTCTTATTCCATTGACAGCTGACCCTAACAAGTAATAAACATCAGTTAAATCTAACCTGAATGGCAAGATTAAACATAGACGAGCTAGTTGGCGGCCTCTTAGAGGCCGCCATGGTAGCTAAAAGGTTGTCGGAGAGACAACACATAAACAACTTATCCAATTACTTTGACGAAAATGGAAACGCTAAGACCACCACTTTTAAGGTGGGTAACAAGGACTTAGACGTTCCTCTTTACATACTAGCAGACCACTCATCGATTGGGCTGGATGAGCTAGATGTAGAGTTTGATGCACGACTAATAGTCGGAGACAATAAGCCATCTACTCTTAAAAAAGAGCTCTTAGGTCTTTTCAAGAAGAAGTCAGAAGAAGAGCTTCACAATATCAAGTCGATTAATGTCGATTCTGGCAAGAATTCAGACTCATCAGGAATGGCTAAGATAAAGATAAAATTCAAGTCTGACACCAAACCTGAGATGGTATCGAGACTCATCGATGCATACATCCAAAACATAGAACACAAAGACGGAAAGTAAATGCCATTGCCTTGCCCTTTCTGTAAGACTCCTCTGGGTATGGACCTGCCATTCATCCTAAAGAATCCAATATCAGTCTGCCCAAACTGTAGAACTATACTGGACTTTACGGTAGATCCTGAGATCAAGAAAAAATTTGACTCGGCGATAAAGGAGATAAACGATATCAAGAAAAAATATAAGAATATCGCCAAGTTTGGGTAAACCTATG